GGTATGTCCTCCATTACAGATAGACAATCTCCCAAAAATATCTTACTATTCATTTCTAACTAGACATGTAGTATTATTATAGCACAAAAAACTTCCTTTTGCAACAACTATTCAAATTTTTTCCAATATTTTTCATCAATCAGACCCATTGAGTGAAGTAAATGTTCTTCTTTTAGTATTAAATTACAATCTCCAACTATTGATAATCTTTCATCATTAAAATCATGTTTAATACATTGAGTGCCATGTGAAACCCTACTAGGGAATATTGCAACGTAACCTTCCTGTGGGTGTAGAAAAAATGTTTTGGAATTAAGTGCATTAAATTCCTTAATCATATTCTTATCATCATTATTATTATGTGAATTAGCACCTAAAAATAAACTATTATAATTCTCGTTGTTTAAAAATCTAGTTGTATGTGAGTATGGTGGTATGTTAACATAATAAACAAAAGAAACGTGACTTGTTGAATGTATATGCCAAGGGATTTCCTTATCACTTCTCGTTCTTGAAATCCAAGTCTTTGTAATACTATAGTTAAACATATCCTTAAATTTAAGAGTATCTAATACATATGATTTTATATGTTTAACAATTTCCTTAAACATCGAGTCCATAGATGGTTCAAGATGTATTAATGGATTTACCTGACCTTCGCTGACAGTATTTGATATATCATTCTCATCATAATCAAATTTATCATATAACCTAATAAATTCATTCTTAAAATCACTATGACCCTCAACCTGTCCAACATAGATTGTTGTAGGAAATATATTAAAAATTTGCGGTTGATTATCCATATAGATAGTGTATCATATAATAGTTATGAAAAATATTATAAAGGAAGCAAAATATCATCTAGAGGTTGAAACTGGTTGGAGTTATCAGTTTCATTTATGGCACTCTATAAAAAATTCTGCTACACTAATTAAAATATCATTCAAGAGTTTGGTTCATGGACTGCTTCCATTTATATGGAAAGCTGATGCACCAAGAGATATAATAGTATTATACCATACAATTATGAAAATTCAACATATCAAAAAAATGGATAAACTAAGGGGGATAAAGAAGAGTAAAAGATATGAATAAAATTGCTATCGTTGGTGGTGGAACATCTGGTTGGATTACCCTATCTTATCTAGCAGCGACAACTAATATTGATCTAGTTATTATTCATAGTGAAGAGATAGATACACTTGGAGTTGGAGAAAGCACTACACCTACAATAAAACACGTTGCTGAAACTTGTGGTATCAATGAAGTCGATTGGATGAGAAAATCAAAGGCATCATTCAAGTATGGAATAGAATTTCGCAATTTTAATAATATAGGTAGTAGATGGTTTCATAGTTTTGATGACTTTATACCTAGTCAATGCTTCTCCACACCTATAACTGAATTTGGTAAAAGTACTTTTAATAAAGAATTAAGTTCTGTTGAATATTTTTTACATCAAAGACTTAAAGATAAAAAATATAATTCAGATTGGTTTAACGTAAGTCAAGGTGGTAGTCAATTCCTTGTCGATAGGATGTTGAGTCCATACAATAGTCAAGGTGTATCTAACTTTAATAGATATCCTGGTTACAGTTATCACATAAATGCTCACGAATTTGGTAATAGTCTTCGTGATAATGTTTCACCTGATAGATATACAGAGATTAAAGGCACTGTAAAAAACGTAGAATATGATGAAAATGGTGTTAAGAGTCTCACCCTTGATGATGGAGCAAAAATTAATGCAGACCTTTATATTGATTGCACTGGGTTTAAGAGATTATTAATTAACAAATTAACAAAATTCAATCCATATAAAGAATTAATCAATAATGCTGCTGTCTGGGGGTCAGTTAAGACCCAAAGTTACAGACCAAGTACAATTAGTATTGCTCAAAAATATGGTTGGATATGGGAAACACCAACTTGGGGTCAAATTGGTTCTGGGTATGTATTTTGTGATGATTTTATATCTATTAATGATGCGGAAAAATATATGATTAAATATTGGAAATCGAAAGGATATATCTGGACACCTAAGAAGTCTGTTAAATTTAATAGTGGTTCACTTGAAAATATATCTGTTAAAAATGTTATCAGTAATGGATTAGGTCAAAGTTTCATAGAACCACTTGAAGCTACATCTATAATGGTTATATGCGTGACAGTCAAAAATATTTCTAAATTAATTAATAAAAATAAAAAGTGGGATAACAAAGAAAGTATTGTATTCAGCAAGGTTATGAAAAAATTTCTTAGCGAAACAATGGATTATGTTTTAGGTCATTACACTTTGTCAAACAGAAATGATACGGAGTATTGGAGAGCATATGATAAAAGTAATTCTATTAAGATAACCTCAGATATGATAAAAAGCAAATTAAAAAATGGTTGGGTTCATCATGGTGAAACAAATTTAAATTTATACAACTGGGCTAGTATGTTAGTTGGATATGATAAACCTTACTTAAATGAACTCCCAAAAATATCAGACAGTCAAATTGAAGATTATAATTTTTATACTCAACAATTAATATTAAATTACAATTATCAATATAAAAATAATATGAGTGTAAAGGAGAGATTAAAATATATTAATTCCTAGTGAACATAGCTAGTACTCCATCTGTCGTATCAACTTCATATTCCTCATCTGGATCTAGTTTACCATAATCAAAGACAGACATCTCTTGATTTTCAACAACAGGAGAACCATCTAGACATATCAAGACTGATTCTTTTTTGACTTTTATTATTTTATCTTTGACTAACATCCCCTCCCAATCTTGTTCTTTATCTAGTGTGCTGAATCCAATAATATAGAAATCTTCAACTGCTTCCATCATAAAAGCATCATATAATTTATCTTTGGTACAATAAAAATCTCCCTTTTTGATTAAATCATAACCCTCCTTGAATGGAACACCAAATTTAGCAGAACCTTTTACAACATAATGATATAATCCATAACTTAAATGCTCTGGTTCTATACCCACCCAACCCTTTTCTGCTTCTAGAGAGCATATTGCAAAATGATCCTCTCTTATTTTCCTAAATGCACTTTTAGAATTCATTTTAATTTTATTTTTTTAACATTAATATGAAATAATGATATATCTAAATCTCTACTTTTAATCATTTTAATTTTTTTAACTATAAATTTATTCATCTGTTGTCTTGTGATACTGCCCAAGTTGATACGATATATTTGTCTTGACCTATTGGTGGATTACCTCTATGAGTATGTGTAAATGCAGCAGGAAATATAATCAACCTACCTTGCTTTGCTTTAATTCTTTTATTCATATATAAAAACTCTGTTTCACCACCTTCATCTATTGTGTTCAGATATAATTGTACTACTAATTTTCTAGAAGACACTGTAAGTCCGCTATTTTCATAATGCCAATCATGAAATCCTCCACCAATTGGTATTTTTTTTACTTTCGTATCATATAATAATAATTTTTCTTTTCCAAGAACACTAAATTCTCTTAAATAATGAAAGACTGGTTCACTTATTGATGGAAGAAATTTAAGAGAAAGATTATCTCCAGCTAATATATCATAATTAAAATCGTTGTTAAAGTTCATAGTAAAATGATCTCTACTATGATATGATTCATCTTCTTTTAATATTAAACCATTACTAATATAATGTTCAATGAGATTGATGTATTCAGTACAATCATCAGGTGACATAAAGTCATCAATAACAGATATAAAATCGTTCATAATTTAACACTCCACGGATTTACACATAAAGTTATTCTATCACCCATAAAGGGTTCTACACAGTGATTTAGTTTAGGAGAGAATATAACCATACGATTTGATTTTGGTGTAATTATATCATCTTCGATGTGCAACTTTCCCCCTTTGAGATTTTTTACTTTCACATAGTATACCACAGAACACAATGGAAATCTAGTTTGTCCTGTTGTGCTAACTAATTTTTCATCCTGATCTATATGCCAATCTCTTGGTCTAGTATTAAGGTGAGTCCAAAATTCATAACCCATACAAGAAGATAAGTCGAAAAATGACCCCGCAAGATTTAGCATTTGCACACAAAAATCTTGAAATTGATGTTCCTCATCCAATGAATACCATTTTTCCTTTAAATTTGACTCGTTTGTTTGTTCTTTATTCTGCTGTAATAAATTAATACAATCAGTTTGAAATGTGGAATTACCCACAACATCATCCATAATAATTATCATTAAATCTAGAAGATACCTCCAACAATTACTCCACCTTGATTAGAAGGCACTGTTTTATTTCCACTACTGCTAGATTGAACTGAGTTGGATCCAAATATTATACCGTAACCATTTGGTCCTGCTGCACCTCCTGCACCTCTATTTGGACTTCCAGCGGTTCCATTTGTAGAATTATCAACTATATCTCCTCCATTTCCTCCATTACCACCGCCACCGCCACCTACACCATGATCTGCTCCAACACCAAATCCATTTCCTTGATTACCACCTGCGTCAAATGTACCACCTTGACCCGCAGTTCCAGTGCTAACAGTACCACCATATCCACCACTATTTGCAGGTCCGCCATCACCAGCAGGGATGCCAGCACCACCGCCACCGCCACCGCCTGATCTTCCATAATCAGTTTTACTCTTGTTAGGGTCAGACCAAGAACCTGCCCCTCCTCCACCACCACCATATCCACATCTTATAATACCATTATTAGCAATAACCGCTGGATATTCAACACCTAAAGCACTCGAACCTGGTAAAGCTTGAACGGGTGTGCCACTATTACTCACTCCTTGTCTTCCATCACCACCAGCACCTTGTAATCTACCTGATGGACCAATATCAATTTGCAATGTTGTGCCAGAAGGCCATCCACCAGTTCTTAATGCCACTCTATTTCTATCTGCTTGATTGATAGATTTTATTCCACCAATTTGTGCGTTAACATTAATGATTACCTTTTTACCACCTTGCCAAGATGTATTCGTAGTGGCATTTGTCAAATTATATGTGCCTGGATTAAGAATCGCAGTGGGTTTAGTTTGATAATCACCAACAATTTTAACTTTTGCATTATTACTGACATATCTAGCAGTAGCAGCCATTGAAGAAGCACCAGAAGTTTGTCTATTTTCAGCAACTGAGTAATAATCAACTACAATATTTAATTTTTTACCGTAAAAGTCGCTAAATTTTATTTCACCAGATTTTGGTATTCCCTCATCAAGCGGTAAATTTGTTAAAGAACCACAATTTTTATTTTTAAAATCTGGATGAGTAGTACGATAACTTCCTAAACTTCGACTAGGATTCTCTCCAAATTCTGCTTCTATATCATTATCAAAACTTAATGGTCCTGATGCCTTAACTGTCATTATCCAGTTACCTCCACACTTGTAATTGTCTCCCAATTAGTTCCATTATATACTTGAAGTTTATTTAAGTCTGTATTGTATATCATTGCACCCGAAACAAGACCTGCTAATGCTGCGGTTTGTGCAGCACCAACTTTTGGTGGAACCATATACATTCTATTTGCTGCAAGACCTGTAGTTGCCTGACCAGCATCTGCAAAGTCAACCGCTGCTCTAGGTTCAATAGTACCAATTCCAATCGGGTCAAGTGCTACAACAGGTCCATTTACAAATAGGGCATTACCATTTGGATCATCTGTTTTTATCCCGACTCTACCACTATCACCAATTTGGAATTGATTTTCTATATCTGAGTTAACAACAAAATTCTTATTACCCATTGTTGTGCCAATACCAACTCCAGCCGCAGATAATTCTCCAAATTCATAGTAATTACTTACATCAAAATCGATTCTATTAAATGTTGATATACCAGATGTAACATTGACATTACCGAATAAAAAACCAGTTACATTTCCAGTTACATCAGAATTAAGAGAACCAGTTACATTTAAGTCACCACCTGTTATCAAATCACCTGAAATATTAGCATCTCCTTGAACATGAAGTTGGTGTTGTGGAACTGTAAGTCCTATACCTAATGACCCTCCAATACCAGTTAGAGTCATAAGTCTTACATTATTTACTCCTCTATGCCAATGAAAATCTCCATTGACTGCATTATGATTATTTGCACTTAAATGATAATTGAAGTTTCCTGTTCCATAATTTAATATATCAAGTGACTGACCATTTGAATAATCTGTGCCACTATCCTCACCATATCTTATTTCTGCATTGTTAGTGTTGTTTGTGCCACTTTCTCGGCCAACAGAAATAGCAGCTGTTCCTGTATCACTTGTAATTTGTAATTCAGTGTCTCCAGTTTTTCTTATATGAACATCATTTGCTGGACTATTTGTTCCAACACTGAGACTTCCAATACTATATGTCTCTGTGCTAGTGCCAACAGTTCCAT